TATTGTTGCTTCTTATGGAACTTTCTCTACAGGTATTAACATTAAAAGCCTCCATAACGTTATCTTTTCTTCACCCAGTAAATCAAGAGTTAGAAATCTACAATCAATTGGAAGAGTACTTAGAAAGGGAAAAAATAAAACTAAAGCAGTCCTCTACGACATCTCTGATGATTGTACAATTCAATCAAGAAAGAACTATACTCTAAATCACTTCATAGAAAGAATTAAAATTTATAATGAAGAGCAATTCAATTATGAAATAATCACCATTCAATTAAAGAACAAATGATAGAAGATGATTTTTATGCAACACTTAAGTTAAAAACAGGAGAGGAAATCTTCGCAAAGGTAGCAGCTACTGAAGAAGATGATAGAACTCTCCTATTAGTAACTAATCCAATTATCGTCACTGAAATAAAAGGAAGATCTGGTGTAATGGGTTATAAGATGGAACCCTGGTTAAAGACAACAACAGAAGATATGTTTATTATTAATATCGATGATGTTCTTACGATGACGGAATCTTCTGATATTGAAATGATTTCTATGTATCAGACTTATTGTAGAGAATCTGATAAAACAAGAAATAATCAAGCAAAGATCTCTCGTAAGATGGGTTATCTTGCTAATGTGAATGATGCTAAAGAGATACTTGAGAAGCTCTTTAAGAATAGCTAAAGCCTCATCTTCAAACCCAACAAAGGTATTCTACACAGTATTTGATACCTTGTCAACTATTTGAATAAGTGGTAGAATGTCATACATATTATGAGATAACCTAATGATAACCACAGCAGTTATGACCAAGAGAAAAAGGTCAGAGCATTATGTCAACAACAAAGAGTTTCTTGCAGCACTGATCAAATACCGTGAGGATGTTGAGATTGCCAAAATCAAAGGTAATCCAAAGCCACAAATTCCCAGATATATTGGTGAGTGTTTTTTGAAGATTGCAAATCATTTATCATTTAAACCAAACTTTGTCAACTACATGTTTAAGGATGACATGATTTGTGATGGTATTGAGAACTGTGTTCAGTATATTCACAACTTTAATCCAGAGAAATCTCAGAATCCTTTTGCATACTTTACACAAATCATTCACTACGCATTCCTGAGACGCATTCAGAAAGAGAAAAAGCAACTGGAAATTAAGAACAAGATTCTGGAAAGAACTGGATTCGATCAGGTGTTTGACAGTGGCAGTGTTGACGGATCAGACTACTCCGACTATAATTCTATCAAGGATGCAGTCCACTCTAAACTTCGTTACTGAATGAAAGTAGCAATTATTACTGACCAGCACTTCGGAGCACGAAAGAATTCTAAACTCTTTCATGATTATTTCCTAAAGTTCTACAACGACGTATTTTTCCCTACACTCGAAGAGCAAGGGATTACTACTGTTGTAGATATGGGAGATACTTTTGATAGTCGTAAAGGAATTGATTTCTCAGCACTATCATGGGCTAAAAGTAATTACTACGATCGTCTCAACGAAATGGGAGTAAAGGTTCATACAATTGTAGGGAACCACACTGCATATTATAAGAACACAAATCAAGTCAATGCGGTTGATCTACTTCTGCGTGAGTATGATAATGTAACTGTATATTCAGAATCAACCGAAGTAATGTTGGGTAAACTTCCAACTCTTTTTATTCCGTGGATTAATCAAGAAAATGAGGAAAGTACTCTCAAACTTATTCAAAAGACAACTTGCCCGTGTGCGATGGGGCACCTTGAACTCCAGGGATTTAGAGTTAATAAACAAATCGTCATGGATCATGGTTTGGAAAGCAAACTATTTGACAAGTTCACCCGTGTCTACTCGGGACACTATCACACTCGATCAGATAACGGGGCAGTATTCTATCTCGGAAATCCTTACGAGTTGTATTGGAATGATGTAAAAGACACTAGAGGATTTCATATCTTTGATACTGAAACTCTGGAACATACTCCAATCAATAATCCCTATAGAATGTTCTATAACATTTACTATGAGGATACTAACTATCAAACCTTTGACACTCGTGAATATCAAAACAAGATTGTCCGAGTGATTGTTCGTAAGAAAACAGACATCAAGAAGTTTGAAAAGTTTATTGATAAACTTTATAGTTCCAATGTTTCTGAGCTCAAAGTTGTAGAGAACTTCCAGATTCGAGAAAATGAAGAGTTTGAAGCATTTGAATCAGAAGATACACTTTCTATCTTGAATAGATATGTAGAGGAATCAGAGATTGGACTGGATAAATCCATCGTTCAGAAACTTATTTCCGAAGTATATCAAGAGGCTTGCGAATTAGTGTAGAATGTTTATCCTAACAATCAGTGGCAGAGAAGACGAAGGTGCTTATTCAGTAATCAACGAAGATGGAGATCAAGTTCTTTATCTCTTCGAAGAAGAAGATGATGCTGTTCGTTTTGCTATGATGTTAGAAGAAGAAGATTACCCTGAAATGCATGTAATGGAAATTGATGATGAACTACTTGTAAATGTTTGTGAAATGCACGGACATGAGTATGTTATCATTACACCTAATGACATCGTGATTCCCCCCAAAGAAAATGATATTGTTTGAAAAAATCCGTTGGAAGAACTTTCTTTCTACTGGAAACCAATTCACTGAAGTTGAACTGAATAAAAACTCAACCACCTTGATTGTGGGGAATAACGGAGCAGGTAAGAGTACCATTCTTGATGCTCTGTGTTTCGTGTTATTTGGCAAGGCTTTCCGTAAAATTAATAAACCTCAACTCGTTAATACAACAAATGAGAAAGATTGTCTTGTTGAGATTGAACTGAAGATTGGTTCTACTGACTGGATGATTCGTCGTGGAATCAAACCTAACATCTTTGAGATTTATCGTAACGGATCTGTTCTAGATCAAAGTTCTTCTGCAATTGATCAACAGAAGTATCTGGAACAATCCATTCTCAAGATGAACTATAAGTCATTTACTCAGATTGTGATTCTGGGTAGTAGTAACTTTGTTCCATTTATGCAACTTACTGCTGCTAGCCGTAGGGAAGTAATTGAAGATCTTCTGGATATTAAGATCTTCTCATCGATGAATGTAATTATCAAAGAAAAGATTCGTTCTCTGAAAGAAGAAATCCGTACTCTTGAACTGAAAAAAGAGTCGGTGAAAGATAAAGTTGAGATGCAACAGAACTTTATCGAAGAACTGGAGAATCTTAGTAATGCCAATATAAATGCCAATAAAGAAAAGATTGCCAATTTAGATAAAGAAATTGGTGATTATATGGAGGAGAATACTTCTAATGAAGATCCTCTCAGAGCACTTATTCGTGAGCAAGATGCTATTACTGGATATGCAGAAAAACTTCGTAAGTTAGGAAACCTGAAAGGTAAGATTTCTCAAAAAGTATCTACGATTACTAAAGAGCATAAGTTTTTCACGGAGAATACGGTATGCCCTACATGCACTCAATCTATTGAGGAGACCTTCCGAATAAATAAAATTAACGACGCTCAAAATAAAGCAAAAGAGTTGCAATCTGGTTACAAAGAACTGGAGGAGGCAATTAAAGAAGAAGAGGAAAGAGAGCGTCAATTTAATAATCTATCTGAGGAGATTAGAAAACTAACGAATGGTATTTCTCAAAACAATATTAAGATTAATGGATTACAGAGACAAATCCGAAATCTTGAATCTGAAATTCAAACTATTACCGAGAACCTTGCAAACCGAAATTCTGAACATGAGAAGCTAGAACAATTTAAGAATGATCTAAAAACAGTATATGATGATCTGTCTGGAAAGAAGGATCTAATTCAGTATCATGACTTTTCATATTCTCTATTGAAAGATAGTGGTGTAAAATCCAAAATCATTAAAAAGTATCTTCCACTGATTAATCAACAAGTTAATCGGTATCTGCAAATGTTGGATTTCTACATCAACTTTACTTTAGATGAAGAGTTCAACGAAACTGTTCAGTCTCCTATTCACGAAGATTTTTCTTATTCTTCTTTCAGTGAAGGTGAAAAACAAAGAATTGACTTGGCACTCCTATTCACTTGGAGAGAAGTTGCTAAGTTTAAAAACTCAACCAATACGAATCTCTTGATTCTTGATGAGGTATTTGATTCTTCTCTTGATGGTTTTGGAACTGAAGATTTCTTGAAGATCATTCGTTACGTAATCAAAGATGCCAACGTCTTTATTATCTCTCATAAAGTCGGTATGGAGGACAGATTTGAAAGTGTCCTACGGTTCGAAAAAATCAAGGGATTTTCACGTATGATCTCTTAACTGGAGTAAAACCATGCAAGTACCAAACTGGCAACACCATTCTAAGAAAGAACAGAAACGTCACTTAAAACCCCAAGCACTGAGACAAGCCAAAGCAAGACTTGCCCAGTTCAAGAAGTGTCACAAGACCTCTCGGAAACGAGAGGTTTCATTGTATTGTAGGTACATACGAAACGAATCCGATGGCAGTCAAACACGAAATCAAGTCCCAACTTGCCAAACTGCTGGCTACTGAAGACCTTGTGGTGGAGCACAAGAAAGTTCCTACTGCTTGCTTCAACGTTCATACTCGTGTTCTGACTCTGCCTCTATGGGAAAAGGCAAGCAACCTTGTATATGACCTTCTGGTGGGTCATGAGGTTGGTCATGCTCTCTTCACTCCCGATGAGGATTGGACGGAGACTGCAAAGGTTCCTCCTCAGTTTGTGAATGTAGTTGAGGATGCTCGAATCGAGAAACTGATGAAACGAAAGTATGCTGGTCTCGCTAAGACTTTCTTCAACGGTTACAAAGAACTGAATGAGGAAGATTTTTTCCAACTTGCTGATGAGGATATTTCTTCTTTTAATCTTGCCGATCGTGTAAATCTATACTTTAAGGTTGGTAATTTCGTCACCCTAGATTTCAAACCAGAAGAAAAAGAAATCATCAATTTGATTGATGCATGTGAAAGTTTTGCAGATGCTCTGATTGCTGCAGAAGAACTTTACAAGTATTGTAAGAAAGAACAAGAACAACAACAAAAGGTTGCTGACTTTGATTCTCATGAAATTCAAGGAAATTCACAGTCTCCTGCTAGTGATTTTGTGGAGACTAATAACTCCTCTTCCGAACAAGATGGGGAGAGTGAAAAGTCTTCCGAAAATGAGTCAGATGGTTCTTATGGTGGCACGGCTCAGGGTGATCAAACTCCAGTGAAATCTGATACAAACCAAGATGAACCTGAAGTTCGGACTGCAGAATCTTTGGAAGATAAGATTCGTGATCTTGTTGGAAATGATGGATATGAGAATACTTACATCGAAGTTCCTCAAGTAAATCTGGATACTATTATTGGTAAGAACTCTGATGTTCATAAAGATATTAATGATTCTTTTAATCACCAACAAAAGATTCATAACGAACATGCAGAAGAAAAGGGATATCGTCCTGTAAATCTTTATAAAGAAGTTGATATTGAGTTTAAGAAGTTCAAGTCTTCTGCTCAGAAAGAAGTCAACTATCTTGTAAAAGAGTTTGAGTGTCGAAAGGCAGCAGACCAGTATGCTCGTGCATCAACTGCTCGCACTGGTGTTCTTGATACTACTCGTCTTCATACCTATAAGTATAATGAAGACCTGTTCAAGAAAGTATCTGTGATTCCTGATGGTAAGAATCATGGTCTGGTATTTGTTCTGGACTGGAGTGGTTCTATGGCTGATGTGATGATTGATACTTGCAAACAACTTTTCAACCTTGTTTGGTTCTGTAAGAAAGTATCTATTCCTTTTGAAGTTTATGCTTTTACTAATGAGTGGAGACGTGGTGAGTATGATTATGAGAATGATCGTTATCTTTCTGCTGATCGTACTCCTCACTACCAAAAGAAAGATGGACTTCTGGTTGTGGATGAGACCTTCTCTATGATGAACATTCTTACCAGTAAAGTTTCTGGTAAAGAACTTGAACATCAGATGTTGAACATCTGGCGTCTTGCTTATTGTTTTGGTAGGTCTTATAGTTCTCCTTATACTTACTCTAATCGTATGAGTTTGTCTGGAACTCCTCTGAATGAAGCTTTGATTTCTCTTCATCAGATTCTTCCTAAGTTCCAGAAAGAAAACAAACTCCAGAAGGTTCAGTGTATTGTCCTGACTGATGGTGAAGCAAGTCAACTAGTCCACCATAAAGAAGTACAACGTCGATGGGATAAGGAACCTTATATTGGGACTGGATATATTAATCCGATGAGCACATTTCTTCGTGATCGTAAACTTGGAACTACCTATAATATTGGTTATGGGTATCATGAGTTTACTGATGTTCTTCTTAGGAACTTGAAAGATAAGTTTTCGAATACCAACTTTATTGGTATTCGTGTTCTTGAAAGTCGTAATGCAAGTCGTTTTATTCAGATGTACCATTCGCATAATGATAAGCAGTATGAAAAAATTCAGAGTGATTGGAAGAAACTGAAGAGTTTCACTATCACTAACTCTGGTTATGATGCTTACTTTGGAATGTCTGCAACTGCACTTTCTCAGGACAGTGAGTTTGAAGTTGCTGATGATGCTACAAAATCACAAATTAAATCTGCATTTGTCAAGTCTTTGAAGACTAAAAAACTAAATAAGAAAGTTCTTGGTGAATTTATTTCTTTGGTAGCATGAAACAAAAATTTCCACTTAATCATATTGTGAAATGTGATGTTAAAGAGGTATGGATAGTTTGCAATAGTAGCATTACTGCAAAAGGAATACCCGCTCTAATGAATAAGTATTATCCTGGATATACTGCTTGTCTTTGTAGTGAAGAGTACCTTGCAGAACTCAAGAACCAGTTGGTGAACTGACCACAGGGGGTCCAAGAGGACCCCTTTTTGGTCTATAATGACTAGGTTGAAACGAAACAAACGAATGGTACTCTCCTCCGACTACATCCGCACTTCTCTTCAGAACCTCTATGGCAATAATGTCAGTGGTGCTGATATTCGTGCTTGGTGTACTCTGAATGATGCTAACTATCAAACCGTTACTAAGAAACTTGATCAGTTTAAAGTCGGTCGTGGCAAATGGAATCTTGAGGTAACGCAACAAAAAGTGGAAGAAATCGAACGTACTTTTCAATCACCTGCTGTAGTTCCTCCTATCGAACAAAATCTTATTCCTGAAAAAGATGATACCTTCGTCAAGTTTGGCAACTTTTCTGATGTTAAAAAAATTATTCAGTCCCGTCTTTTTTATCCTACGTTTATTACGGGTCTGTCGGGTAATGGTAAAACGTTCAGTGTTGAACAAGCTTGTGCTCAACTGAAACGTGAATTGATTCGTGTAAATATTACTATTGAAACTGATGAAGATGATCTTATCGGGGGGTTCCGCCTTGTTGATGGGAATACTGCTTGGCACAACGGTCCCGTCATTGAAGCATTGGAGCGAGGAGCAATCTTGCTTCTTGACGAAATCGATCTCGCTAGCAACAAGATTCTGTGTCTCCAATCTATCCTTGAAGGAAAAGGTGTCTTCTTGAAAAAGATTGGTCGATGGGTGAAACCTACTGCTGGTTTCAACGTGATTGCTACCGCAAACACTAAGGGTAAAGGTTCTGAAGATGGTCGGTTTATTGGAACCAACGTTCTTAACGAAGCTTTCCTTGAACGATTCCCTGTGACCTTTGAACAGTCCTATCCCTCCTCTAGCATTGAGCAGAAGATCCTGGAGGGTGTTGCTCTGGACCTCCAGGTGGAAGACCGTGACTTCTGCAAACGTCTTGTAGACTGGGCAGACATCATCCGTAAAACCTTCTATGATGGTGGTATTGAGGAAATCATCAGCACTCGTCGTCTGATTCATATCATCCGTGCTTATAGCATCTTCCAAGACAAGGCAAAGTCAATTCAAGTGTGTGTGAACCGTTTTGACGACGAAACGAAACAAGCATTCCTTGAACTGTATGATAAGGTTGATGCTGATTTCCAAATGCCCACCGATCAAGTGGATTACAACCCCAACATTGACCAACCAACTCCTTTCTGATATAATTGGGGAAGGTAAAAAAGTACCTTCCCTCTTTTTATGATTGAATCAACTTT